CAGATGCAACTTTGTCTATGAGTTTTTCATGTCCAGTTGTTGGTGGATTGAATCTACCAAAGGTGAACACTATCTGTCCTTTTGACTCTGACAACATATCCTTAAAACTACGCATCTTGTTTTTTCATCCTCGCCTGTTTTACTTTTAGTAATTCTTTTTTCTTTACAACCTTTACAGATCTGGTTGCAATCTTATTAATCATGCCACCATACTTCGCACCAACCATCTGATCAATCTTGACCCTTTGTTGGACAGGCATATCTTTGTATTGTGGATAGAATTTGTCTAGGACTTTTTTCTTTGCTAACTTTGCAGCTTTGACTTTAATTTTCTCTGGTGACGCAACTCTTCTTTTAGATAACTCTACCTTTCTTTTGAAAGCGGCAGTCTTAGTTATCTTTGCCATTCTACGAGCTTGTTTGCGTCTTTGTGCAAGGTTTACTTTCTTCAACTCGTTTATGTCAGAGTAAAGTTCCGAAAATGTTATCATTTGTCCCATGCCTTTATCGCAGTAAAGTTGTTAAACGAGAACTCCATTCTGTCCACAAGTTTAACAGCACCACCACTAACTCTATCAATCGCAACATACCCCTCTGGGTTTGTCACTTTAAATCCATTTGAAGTCTTGACAAACGTATCTGTCAATCCCTTAACACTATTTAGTTTTTTTACAATTTGCATTTTTGCATCTACAAGTAGATTTTGGAATGTAATTATATTCACAAGATTATTAGTGTGTTTCGTGACTTCTCTTACAAGTTCCTTTTGTAATTTTGTATATTTCTCTTTACCCTTTACTGACTTTGCTTTATCAACTTGTTTTTGCACTGTCATCTCAACCCACTTCTCATATCCCTTTGCATGAGCCTTTGGGTTTTTAATTGTCTCTCCAACACGAACTTTACTGTTGTTGTATGTTTTGAGTGATGCACCAGCAAGTGTTCCAGTAAAACTATCTTGTAACTTGAGAAACTTTGTTAGTTGTGGAGAGTTTATTTTTTGAAAAGTTTTACCAGTCCTAGATAATACACTGGTAACGAGTTCTGTTTCTTTTTGATTAAATGTTGCTTTACCAGTAACATCTTTATATGTCGCATCGTCCATCCAGATAGATGATGGTTTATTCAATCCTTTTATGTCTGCACCAAATGATGCTTTCATATCTTGTAATGTATTACCAGTATAAGTGGTATGCCACACTACACCGATCTTTGCACTATTCATCACTGAACCCAATGTGCTATTTTGAGGAACAGCATATACAATAGTATTAGGTTGAAAAGTATAATATTTTATACCATCAATAGTTTGTGATTCAATATCGTCTGTAAACATGAGATCACCTTGCAGTACCCCCTTAATACCCAATTTAGAAAACTCTGCAAGTGCAATCTTAAATTTAGAATTAAGTGCTCCAGATAAATCATCATCTATCTCTGCCTCTGTCTTGTATAGTTTTGGTGTTGCGTTGAATACAGACTTTTTTGCAACAAAAAACTTACCATCCTCTGGGTCTGTACCAGCAAATATCGCAGGCGCACCATCCCACTTGACAGTCATGTTTATAGATGAACGAGAGTTACCTGATAACATATCTCTTAGAGATCGTAGAAAGTTTATTGCAGCTCTACCACCATCGACACCATGATTAATAATCTCATCTTCTAGATGTTCTAGGTGTAAGTTTTTACCAGCCTTACTTTCATTTAACATTTCTGTAAATCTAATCATTAAATCAAAGCCTTACTTTTATCTTGATACTTGTTTCCTTCTATCTTCAATGTGAACGACCTACTTTGATCTGCGATAAGTTCAAACATTAAATAGATAGGCTCTGGTTTTCCACCGACATCCTTAAAGTCTGTTACAGTTTTCAAATGGATGACATTATACAATTGTTTTGTTGTGTCTCCCTTTGACGTTGCTTTTCTTACACTTATGACCGCAACAGGGAAGTCATTAAAGTCTCTACCTGTTTGAGTTAATTCATCTGTCTTATCTCTTTTATAATCATCTCTTGTTCCTAAAACAACTGCTTTACCTTTTTCTCCACCATATGCAATAACAAGAGGTAATGAAGTGTTTCCAAACTTAGCCTCAGATTCAAACTCTGCTGAAAACGAAAATAATGCTTGACTTAAATTTTCATATTTGCCCATATTCTTTTCTATACTTTTCAATATCGAAAATATAGCAACATTTGCAGAATAATTCATTCCTACCTTTAGTGCAAGATAGATATCAGATTTTGTTATAACATCCCCAACTTTACTTTTTATAACTTTATCAACCCCATTCTTTATTTCATTCATTTCTAAAATACCAGCATTAGTATTTGGTAACATCAATATAGGTGGTACTTCACGGCCAGGGGCGGTAAACTCCGTATTTAGTTTCTGTATTAATGCAACATTAGCATTATGAAGTCTATTGATTGCGTCCTTTTTTATGAACTCTCTTTCTATCACCTTAAATTGTCCAACCAATTTTTGTGTCACTGGGATTTCTTGACTTTTCTTTTCGCCAAGAAATGTTGTTAAATTGGATTCATTTAAATTTGTGTCTTGAAGAACACTAGTTATGGCTTTCATTCCACGATTTTTTGTAATGATTTTATTAGAAAGTTTAACCGCAACTCCTACTATTACTTGTGATAATTTTAGATAAGTCTTTTTTACCCAACCAACAAAATTTTTAAATCCACCAGACACAATGTCTTTGAATTTATCAAACATATCAGAAAACAATCCCTCTGTCTGTAATCCCTTTGCAATATCAGAAGCTTGTGCAATGTCACCCAAACTAGCACCACCAGCATAATTTTTATTGATAAAGGTTGTAACTCTACCAACCCTTGCTTTTTCAAATCCTTTTTTCAATGACACCTGATAGAAAGAAACTACTTCTTTCCCTTTGTCATTCATCAAGGTAACTAAGCCTTTTTTATCAGTATTTACTCTTTGGGATTGTTTGTTCTCTGGCAGTCTAGATATTTCTTTGACTATGTTAAGTAATGACTGTCTTGTTCCATTTTTTATACAGATCATATCTGCTGTATTTTGTTTTTCTCCAGTTGGAACTTGAAATGATGTGGGAACGATATTGTAATATTCACCGATACTTTTGTGGATAAAATCTTTGAATGTATTATTTTCAATTTTATTGACTCCACTACCTGTCATTGTAATCCAACTTAGTAGTGCGTCAACGGCCTCTTTATTAGAATGTATTTTAAGAAAATTTTTGAACCAATCTTTTGCGATAGGACTAAACTCTGGATGCCCCATAGCTGCATCTAAATTAACCTTAGTCAACTTCAAACCATACAAAGCAACTATAGTTCCAGCTGCTTCATACAATTCAGTTGCGTCAGTTGCTTTTTCAGCACTCACTAAGGAATCAATATTGAGTTGTTTTTCTTGTGGTAGTTTTTCTACGGCTTCGCAAGCAATCTGCACTTTTCTTACATGATTGACTTTATTTTCTTGTGTAGGTTTTGCTTGACGAACATACTTTCGTAATCCCATTTCAAACTCCCATTTGTACAAATAGTTTTATATGACTATTTATAATGGGTCAAACCTTGAAGTCGTCATACTTGTTTTCTTTGAACTTTACACCGAAAGATGTTTTATCAAATACTGGTTCTTGCCCATTATCAACCAAGTCATCTTGTTCTTTCATTTCCACATCATATAACAACATTTTAGATCTGTCAATACCAATAACAAATCTTTTATTCACTGTTGGATCGTTGTATCTGTTTTTGAGTTGTTTGACAAGTATCTGTCCAAGTTCTTCCATCTCCTCGTTGGAGATGAGTGCAAACATGAAGTCAGCAGTCGCAGGGAGGCCGAACGATTCAGATGTGTCCTCAAGCCCGATGTCTGTTGAGGTGAAACCACCCCTCGTTGTTTGCGTTGCCGACATAATTGGAACATTACACTCAACGGCAAGCCCTCGTAGTTCCTCTGCAACAGATTTGATATAAGAGTACGAATTAACATTTGCAGCTCCTTTGAATCTAGATGATGCACATATATTTAGATAATCTATGAATATGATATCTGGTTTAAAGGTTCTTTTAATTGCAAGTTCTTTTATTAATCCACGAAAGTGATTGCTGTGTGCAGATGCAGTTGGATATTCTTTGACGATTAATTTACCACTTGTCTTATTCATAAGATTTGCATCAATACGTTCTGCAATACGTTCCTCTGCCATCTCCAAAGTAATATACAAAACATTCTTACCTTGAGACAAACAGTTTGCAGCCATGTGACACATAAACAAAGATTTACCGACACCAGTTCCAGCAAGTGCGATATTCAAAGTCTTGGTAGGAAGTCCACCTTTAGTAATCTTATTGAAAAAGTCTAGATCAAAAGGGATACGTTCTTCTATCTTATGATAGAACTCAAATCGTTTATCACTATCATCAAAATAATCATGCCCAACAGCATTATTAAATGAAACTGCAAGGGCGTCAGTAAGGATACTAGGTATAGCATCTGGACTGCGTTTCTTATCTTTTCCATCAATGATCGAAATACCTTCGACAACTGCATTGTAGATCGCCTTATCTTTGCAGAACTTTTCTGTCGTGTCAACTAACCAATCAAAATCAACTTCATCTGGATTTAACGATTGTATTAGTGCAACAACCTGTCCATGTTCTACCTCTGTTAAATCTTTCCTATTCTCAATCTCTATCTCAAGAGAAACCTTTGTAGGCATCTTTTTATATTTATCTACAAAACTAGTAATCTCTTCAAATACTACTCTTTCTTCTCTAATATCAAAATAGTCTGGTTTTATAAATGGCAGAACTATTCTACAGTAATCCTCATTGAATACTAGATTCGATAGTGTCGTTTTCTCTATTGTCTGATTCATTCATTTCCTCTGTATCTGGTGTTTGTACCACTATGACATGATAAAGGATATCCCCAATGAGCTTGAAGAAGTCATCATCAAACTTTTCTTTTGGTATTCCATTATTTTCTAGTATATCATACTCAAACTTTAAATTCAACTTGTTTTGAGAATTTATTTTAGTTTCATCTGGGAGTGTTACTTTACCATATTTATAAACTACACCATGAAAATCTGTTTTATCTGTAAGACCAATACAAGTTTGTGGATGTTTTTCACTCGTAAGAAAAACAAACTTCTCACGAATGGGATCATTCAATAATTGTTCTTTACTTGGTAATTGCTCAGTCATTAATAATTCTCCACAATATAACTTTTCACAGGATTGTGCCTAGTTAACAATTGGCCATCACCATCCAGATCATCTGGAAAATATTTTTTGATTTCTTTTTCCATGCGTAATCGCCGTATACCATCTCCATCAGTTTCTTCAAACCACTGAGTGGTTTCAGTTTTTAATAATGTTCTTTCCATTTTATCTACTCCATAAATTGCTCTAGTGATGCTTTTGATTTTTGACTATCAAGATATGCTTTTTTGTATTGCACCTTTATTGCCAACATTTTTTCACCACGAATATCTTTTTCACCATTCCAACTCACATAGTTTGGAAACTTTTTAATTAGTTTAGCATGATTGTTATTTATCATATCCATGTTTCTTCCCATATCCATGCAACCACCCTCTGTGCCAACAAAGTCTGAAAGATATACGAATCTGTCCCAAATTCTATTACGATATCCTTTTGATAATAGTTGAAGTGATAACGAGATATCCTCTGCTGTAGATAAGTCCCAATCTAATTCATCTGCACTTGGTAGTTGTGTTCCATCAAAAAACCAGACTTCTGCTGTTCCAGTATTATCTATATATTCTTTACCAGCAGGGGGTAATCCACCAGTACGACAACCCCCCCATGCAATACCCTCATCCATCCATTTATACCTTTGTGTAAGCATATGGTGCCAGTCATCCTCTGTCATTATACGTTTTGTTTTTTCACCATCATGCCATGGTTTACGACAGGCCATTTTGATATCATCATCCATGACCATGTATCGTTTATTATTGGCAAACAACCATATCCACTTACGAGTTGCAGTGATCCCGATATCATTATCTGGGAGAACCACAGTAGGATATTTTGAATACTTTTTTTGCTCAAAAGGTTGCACAACGATTTTGGTTATTCGTTGTGCATTAGGAGTCATGTTATCAAACGTGATTTGGGCATGACTCCTTCCTAAACTTGGAATGAAGATTCTATCAATCATGCAGCAACTTTTGTCTC